GCCAAAGAGACAGGCCAGGCTGCAACCACTATCGTAGCGGAGAATATCGACAAGATGTACTCAAGGATGATCCCAAGCAGCCGAGCAAGGGCAGTATGGGTGGCCCATCCAGACACTATGCCGCAAATCGTTAGTATGTCTCGGTCTGTTGGTACTGGTGGTAGTGCGGTCATGATGAACAACATGGCTGGGGCTGCACCTGCATCCATTTACGGGCGTCCCCTGATCATGACTGAGAAATGCCAGACGTTAGGAACCGCTGGTGACATCTTCTTTGTTGACTTTGGGTACTATGTAATCGGAGACAGGCAAACCCTGAGCATGGCTGCAAGCCCCCACGTACGATTCCAGAATGACGAGACTGTTTGGAGATTCACCAGCAGACTCGATGGACGACCTTGGCTCGAATCTGCCCTTACACCACGTAATGGCAGCAACACACTGAGCCCGTTTGTAAATCTGGCTACCCGATCATAGGAGGATTATCATGGGATTAGCAGTAATTGAAGCCCCAGGTGGTGCTGGGTTACAGGTAATGTGTCCAATTTGTTCACGTATGCACGATAAGGCAGACTATCCACCGAAGTGCAAGAGATGCGGAACATTGATGGACGACAAAGCAGCAAAGGCTGCACAAGATATGGCATCAGTGCCAGGGCAATCCTAGTGGTGCAGGGGTAAAACTTAGCCCCTGACACGATCAATAGGAGGAAATTATGTCACAGAGATTGAGCGAACACGCAAGCATAGACCTGCTGGACTTGGCAGACATTGGTGGGACAAACGCCCAGAACAATGGCGGTTGGCTTTCCATGAAAAACTACGCACGGGTAATGGCGTACGTGGAGATTGGGACGTGGGACTCGTCCGACGACTTGGACGAATGTCGGCTGCAACAAGCGACTGATTCGTCTGGAACCAGTGCCAAGGATTTGACTTCGGACGCTTCTGGAGGCAACTACGACACGGATAACCCAGTTGATGCTGACGGAAACTTCGTTATCATCGAGGCCAGGGGCGAAGACATGGACGTAGACAATGGATTTGATTATGTTCGGCTCTACGTTGCAGAGGGTGGCAACACTGGCGTAGATAATATAGCCGGTGCAGTCATTCGATATGGATATGCGTATCCCAAGAAGGAATTGCAGGGTGCTGCTTCTACGGGGGCGCAAGTTTACGTGGATATCAACACATAACATGATGATTTCTGGCAACAAACACAACCTTCCTGGTGGCCTTGAGCCAATTGAATGGGCCAATGAGGTCTGGGACGTCATGGACGAAGAAGGTTGTAGTCAGAATGATGCGAAAGTTATCGTGGCTGCTCGGTATGCGAAGTCAGAGGAGCAGCCCACGATGGATAAAATGGTAAAGGAATCTCGCAACAAGGGTATACAACCCCGAAAAGCTAGGAGGAAGTGATGGCAAAGACAGAACTATTTGTACGAAAAACTAGTGGTGGCGTCTATGTAGTGAATCCAGAATCGCAAACAACGGGAAATATCTTCTTCGTAGACAGCGGATCATCTACTGGGGGAACAAGTTCGGGGTTTGGTAGCAACCCAGACGCTCCATTCACCACGATTGATTCAGCAATCAATCAAACTACTGCCAACAACGGAGATATCATCTACGTGATGGCAGGACACAGCGAAACTCTAACAGGTGCTTCTGCTATCACGTGTGATGTAGCAGGGGTCACGATTATAGGGTTGGGCCGTGGAACTGCAAGGCCAACCCTGCTTCTTGATGCAGGTGCTTCTGTAACTATAGTAATTAGTGCAGCAAATGTACGATGGGAAAATGTTATATTCAGCGCAGGGCATGCTGATATAACCGTAGCCATTGATGTTTCGGCAGCGAGCGCCGAGTTCCACAAATGCGAGTGGAAAGAAAACACGACTGCAGAGAACTTCCTGGCTTGTATCAGGACAAGTGCAGTGGCCAATGCGTGTGATGGACTTAGCGTTACGGAGTGCGTTGCAACAGATGTGGATACGGCATGTGTCAATTTCATCACGGTAAGGGAAGACCTTGATTTGCTGGTGATGAATGACAACTTTATTGAGTTGGGAGTGCAGGACTCTAATGCGGTGATAGGCGTAGCCAGTGGAAAAGATTTGACCAGCTGCAGAATACTCAGGAATTACATATACCGACTGAATACGGCAGGGGACTTACTTGTAGACAGTGATACAACGGCAAACAGTGGGATCATAGCCCACAATCGTATCGGTCATGCTGATACTGCAAGTGAAGTTCTTATCGATGCTGATGGAGTTCGGCAGTTTGATAATCTTGGAACAGCTACGAACACCGCATCGGGCTATGTGCTACCAGCAATCGATAGCTAGAAGGGAGATATGAATGACTGAAGAACAAACAATAACCGCAGATCCAGAAGAGGGAACTTCTGAGGCTGAGGAGGAATCCACCGAAGAAGCAACCTCTGAGGATGAGGGAGAACAGGAGTAATCAATGGCTGGCAGCGTAACGATTACCTACTCGTCTCATGACACGGTAAAATATGTGCAATGGACATGGACAAGCGATGGGTCTGGGGATATGTCAGGCACGGATACAGTGGTTCTCAGCGGGGTGCCCCTCCGCTGGGCCACTAATCCTAGTGCCACGGCCCCATCAGCTAACTACGACATAGTCGTAAATGACGAAGATGGCATTGATTTGGCTAATGGTGGCCTTGTAAACAGGCACACAAGCACAAGCGAGCATTTTATTCCAGGAGGAGACGCAGACCCAGGGGCAGCATTTATGGGAAAGCTATCATTGGTTGTGTCTAATGCTGGTGATAGCAAAATAGGGACGCTCAGAATGTATTACAGGTAGGTGCTTGAATGACTACAGGATCACGCACCGAAGGTTTACGTGGGATCGGGGCCGAAGGGTTCATTCGGACAGTCAAAAACCTTACTGTAACAGGTGACCTGGTTGTCCACGGAGAAACACGCTCCACGATAGGCACTGGTTCAGCTTTTTGGGAGACAGCAGATGCCAATGCCAATTATTGGGCATATGAATTGCCTTCTGGGGGTTCAATCAATGTGCCTGTCGTGGGATTTGGGATTGGGCTTGATGACGTAGACCTAGGTTTATTTGATGGCATTACACAAACAACCGTGGCAGTTCTCGATGCTGATCGAGACAGTTTTGTTGCGATAGACTTTTCAGCGGATGATGCAGCACGGATTCGCTCCAATACCACTATCAATATCACTCCTACTGGTGCGTTATCAGTAGGAACTGATGGCAGTGGTAATAATGTGGTCTTTTATAGCGCAACGTCAGGCGATAACCTTACGTGGGACTCTGGCGATGAGGTATTGCAGATCACTGGTACAAACGGACAGACATCTTTGGACGTGCTTGACGGTGATGTCCGCATAGTAGATACGCTATATTTCTATGATCGTGGTGGGGAATCCATTTCGAGCGATGGCTCGACTCTGACAATTGCAGGAACCGTTGTATTCAGTGGGAATATGACGGTCAATGGAACAACTACAACAGTTACTAGCTCCACGGTAGTGATAGATGATCCGCTCTTCCATTTGGGGAATGACAACAACGCCGATGCCGTGGACTTGGGTATATTTGGAGAATATACCGACTCTGGCAAAAAGTTTACGGGACTGTTTCGGGATGCTTCGGACTCGGATAAGTGGAAATTATTCGCTACAAGTGGTAATTCTCACGAGGAACCATCGACTACAGTAAACACCACAAGCGGATTCACACTTGCCAATCTAGCGGTCAATGAACTGGACGGGACGCTAACCACCGCATCACAGACCAACATAACAGCCGTTGGGACTATTACTACTGGTACATGGCAAGGAACTACCATTGCAGTTGACCAGGGAGGCACAGGGGCAACTACCCTCAATAACCTGATAACGCTCACTACCCATACTACGGGAAACTATGTAGCGACTGTGACGGCAGGGACGGGACTGACATCAACTGGTGCTACTTCAGGAGAGGGCATTGCTCATAGTTTGAGTGTAGATGCAGCCCAAACTGGAATCACCTCAGTCGGTGCGCTTGATGGCGGTTCGATTACCTCTGGCTTTGGAACTATAGACACGGGTGCAAGCACTATAACGACCACTGGGTTGATATCTGGTGGGAGCCTTGATATCGACAACGTTCTTATCAACGGGACGACCATAGGGCACACTGATGATACCGACCTACTGACAGTTGCAGACGGCCTTCTAACCCTCACAGGGAAGTTGATTTTAGACGGTAATAGGAGCCTGACCCCCGGAGATGGTGGGGCCATTCATCTTGATACCCACACTGTGACGGATAGCAACACCTCTGGGTCTGGAACTGCTACCAAATACACCCACGTCAATATCGAAGCTCCAACACTAGCAGCAACAAACTCATCTGTTACAACAACCGATGCAGCAACGCTGTATGTGAGTGGAGCAGTAGCAGCAGGAACTAACGAGACACTAACAAGAACGTGGGCGGTATGGGTTGATGCAGGTAATGTACGATATGACGGTAGTATCTATGCAGGAACTACGGAAGCTCTAAACAGTTCTGGACTGGTTACAGTTGCCAATCAATCAAATATCACAGGGGTTGGCACTATTACTAGTGGAACCTGGGAAGGTACTACATTAGCGGTTGATCAAGGTGGAACAGGAGCCACCAGCCTCAATAACCTGATAACACTTACTACTCATACCACTGGGAACTATGTAGCGACAATTACAGGTGGAACAGGCATTGACTCAAATGCTGCCACGAGTGGTGAGGGAACTACACATACTCTTAGCGTAGACCTGGCTGAAGTTGGTGATGTTGCTATCGCAGACGGCGACTACATTGCATTTATGGACGCCACCGATAGCAATGCTACAAAGAAGGAAGCATTGGCAGACGTTGCCACGCTATTTGCAGGGGCAGGACTGACAGCAGCAAGTTCCGTTCTAGCAGTAGGGGCAGGGGAGTTGATAGATGTAGCATCGGATGCCGTTGCAGTGGATTTGACAGAAGCAACTGAGGCTGCAATTGCAGACGGGGATTATATCCTCTTCTTGGATGGTGGAACAAGAGGCACCCATGCTAAAGAAAACATAGCTGATGTTGCCACCTTGTTTGCAGGAACAGGGCTGACTGCTGCATCAAGCGTTATCAATGTTGATGCAGCACAATCGGGGATCACGTCTCTTGGAACCCTGACAGGGTTGACTCTGGACGGCAACAAGTCGGTTACTCCAGGTGATGGGTCTATGATCCATCTCGACACAAGCACGATTACTGACAGCAATACATCGGGTTCTGGAACAGCAGCACTCTATACTCATGTACGGCTTGAAGCCCCAACCTTGGCTGCTACTAATTCTTCAGTCACGACAACAAATGCAGCCACGTTATATATCAACGCAGCAGCTACGGCAGGAACCAATCAGACCATCACGAATAATTACGCCCTATTGGTGGATGCAGGTAATTCTCGTTTTGATGGAGAGGTACAGACAGCAACTATTGCCTACACTGATGGGGACAATGCCATGACTATAGCTGATGGTGGAGGTGTTACCTTTCCTGTCAGCATAGATGTCACTGGATCTGTTGGAATCATCTTGGAGAATGACGAGACAATAACAAACTCGACCAATGGAGAGGTAGCCATCAATGGCACTGTAGTCATTGGCACTGGTAGTGGTGCCGGGACACTCAAGTCATCTGGTAACCAAGACATAACAATTGCTACAGGGAACTCTACGACAGGTAGCATCACTATCGTTGATGGGGCAAATGGTGACATATCTATTTCCCCAAATGGCTCTGGTGATATCAACATTCCTGCGGATGTCGGCATTGTTTTTGGTGATGATGGAGAGAAGATCGAGGGAGATGGCACTGACCTTATTATCGAAGGAAACAATATCAAACTAACCCCTTCGGCTGCCGTCATTCAGCCCTCGGGTCATTATTTCCTAAACGACACGGCAAATGGCAATGTAACAACTGGAATAACGATCAATCAAGGTGCTGCGGATAACCAGATTTTCGCACTAAAATCATCAGACCAAGCGCATAACATGACAGGTGTTGCCGAGGCTGATACTTTTGGAGCTTTTTCCAAACGAGTTTCTACCCAGGGAGGGCTACACATTGAAGGGTTCACCGACTCCGAGCGTGGCATCAATCTGACTGCATATGTAGATTCAGTTGCCACCACAGCCAATGCGGGTGGTGAGGCAGCCGTTGTTGTGAGGGTGGCCGAACATGACGGATCGAATGGACTGACAAACCCAAGTGCTAACGCCTGTTTATTTGCGGTGGGCATATGGGATGGAAGTTCTCTTGGCCTCAAGTTCATAGTTGATGAAGACGGTGACATTTTCTACGATGGGGCTGCTGCTGCCTATGATCAATACGACGACGCAGCACTAGCGAGAGCGTTTGATCTGGTAGTCAGCCCGGACAAGGTAATCAAAAACAGGTGGGATGACTTCGTGCAGTATAACGAAAAGACGTTGGTTGATACGGGAATATTAGGAGATAGTTTGAAGAATAGAGGACTCATAAACGCAACGCAGTTGCAGAGGCTTCACAACGGGGCTATCAGCCAGATGAGGGAGGACATGATCAACCTTGTGAATGTTTTGAGTCCAGAGCAGCATGCAAGGCTTCCTGAAAGCACAAGGGGCAGGTTGGCGCTAGGAGAGATATAGTGGCGAATAAGGCAACAACACAGGCACATTTGACAGCCGTGGGCATGAGTGGCAGCGATGCTCAGATAGCACGTTTGCTTACTGCCCTGGGCACGACTGATCATAATGACGTGGCAACATTCGTTTCTGCTGCTCAGACCAGATTTAGTAGAAACCCGCAGTTTAGTGGTCTAAGTCAGGCAGACGAACAGAAGCTCTGGACATACAGAAATCTGTGGTCGAAGGTTCGGGCTGGGGATAGCGATAGCACCCTAGCCACGGAAGGGTGGAAGACAAGCAGTGCTGCATTTATCGCATTATCCTAAGTGGGGGTACTATGTCAGAACTAAGTCGTTTTGAGATACCAGAAAGCGCCAGGCAATCATTACGTGCTTTACTAGCACAAAGGCAACAGATAGAGCAATTGATCAACACCTACATTCGAGCGTTGCGAGACAGCTTCAATATCGAAGGAGATGATTGGTTGCTTGAGATAAACGATATGGCGTTTGTTCAACAATCACCGAATGGCAAAGTACAAAAAGAGGTGGTTGGGTCAACAGAAAACCTTTCAACTGACATGGGAAGGTAATACATAGATGTCTTGGGAGCAATTACAAGCGATAAGTCAGGAAAACAAGGCGACACGGCAACGAGACGATTCAGCACCGCCGGTCGCTTGCCCTATAGATGGATCTGTGCTTGATATACATCCAGCAGGGCGTAGGAATTGCCCAATGGGTAATTATACGTGGAATGGTGGGCCAAAGAATATATAGCCACAATATATAGGGCCAACCTTATCCATAGAAAGCATTGGAGTGGGATATGGCTAATTGGTATACATCACGAGAGCGAGTAAAAACCGCTATCAGTTTGAATGGTAGTCAGTTCAATGACGCCGTTGAGCGTGTTATCGAGGCATCGAGCCGAGATATAGACCGCTGGACACGGCGACATTTTATTCCTAAAACACAAACAAGACTCTATCGATGGCCTCAACCAAGGCCAGGTAGGGCTAGTTGGTTGTGGTTAGATCAAGACCTTCTCTCCGTTTCAACCCTCCAAACGAAGGCTCAGAACACTAGTCCAACAACAATATCGTCCTCGGACTACTTTTTAGAGCCAAACAACCCCGAATCAGATGGAAATACTCGATATAACCGCATAGAAATTGATCTATCAAGTACAGCTTCATTTGAAGCTGGGGATACACCTCAACGCAGCATAAGCGTTGCAGGTAGCTGGGGATGGGGAAATGCAACGAAAGGGGCTGGAACGATAGATGATTCTGGAGGTATTAGCTCCAGTGATACGACACTTATTGTCTCCGATGCCAGTAAAATTGACGTCGGAGACACGCTTTTGATTGATAGTGAGCAGGTATTTGTATCAGACCGAACATTTGCTGCTAGGGCAAGCGTTCTCCTCAACATGGGAAGCAACCTGGCTGCTACCAATGCCACGGTCACCGTCACACTGGATGGTAGCCACGGTATTTTAGCTGGCGAGATTATCCGTTTAGATTCAGAGCAGATGTACGTTGTATCAGTTAGCACCAATGATCTGACTGTAGTTCGGGCTTGGGATGGATCTGTACTAGCATCGCATAATGATGATGTGGCTTGCCATGTGAACCGCACCCTCACTATTGAACGTGGGATCAACGGAACCACGGCAGCATCTCACTCCGATGGTGCATCAATTAGTAAGTATGCTCCAGAAGCTGATATTGCTCGCTGGTGCCTTGCTGAGTCCATTGCTACCTATCATCAAGAACATTCTGGATGGGGACTATCCGTTGGCACAGGAGATGGAGCGACCGAGTTGGATGGTCGGGATTTAGGTCAATTGCGTAAGTCTATGGTGGCCTATTATCGCAGGGTTAGAGAGGCGTTGATCTAATGCCAGCAGTTGGGATGAAGGTTACGCAAACAGGCCCGCTTTTCCAGAAGGGCGATAAAATTATAAAGAATATGACCGAGCAATTTGCCCAAAAAATGATGGAGATGGGCGAACAGCGACTTGGCATAGTTCTCAGGCCAAAACCATCGCCCGGAGTGTATAAGTCGAAGTTAGAGGCAGAACCCGGAAAAGCCAGCACAGGAAACTATAGGAGAAATGTAAAAGGTAAACGCACGGGACTAGATGCGATCATTACCGATAGTGGTGTTGTCTATGGGCCTTGGCTAGAGTTTGGGGGAGGCCCTCGGAAACGATTCAAGGGGTATCATGCGTTTCGTCAAACAGGGGAATGGCTCAAGAAGGAAATGCAAAAAGAAGCAAAGGATCAAACCAAGAAATATGTGAAGAAACTCGGTGGTAAATAATGGCGTTTGATATAAGTGATAGCTTGAGTGCAGTTCAAACCTACGTCCAAGATTTGGGGCTATTTCAGTCTGTCCGGATTGGAGAACCCAAGGGATCTTTGCCCCAAGGATTCCACGCTGCCTGTTTTATGACTTCTGTTGGGATCACATCAATCTACGTAGGTGGAGAGACACGGGAATCCCATGTTGTGATGCTCCGCATCTATAAAGATATGTTATCCGAACAATCAGATCCGCAGATCAATTTAGAGACAGAGATAGCCGTTGTTGTATCGAAACTAATGGAAAATCTACTCGGTGATACCGATTTGGAGTCAAGCATCATGTCGATTGATGCAGCAGGGATGGATGGAACGAGTATGTCTGCTGCTTATGGGTATGTCGAGCTTGGTGGGGTTATCTATCGCATTTGTGACATCACAATACCATTGGTGGTAAATGGTAGCGCAACGCTTGTAGGGACAGGAGTATAAGATGGCAAAGCAGACTGGAATCACAGATAATTTTTATATAGACGGACATGATCTCTCTGGTGATGTATCAGCCGTTGATACGATAGCAGGGCGCAAAGCCACAATTGATACCCCTGTAATAGAAAGCGCAGCAATGGTTCGACTAGCAGGGCATGGAGATGGGGAGATCAGCTTTAGCACATGGTTTGATGATGGCACGAATCTGGCACACACGGCAATAAGTCCGTTGCCCACCACCGATGTTGTGGTTCTCTACACTAGAGGTGTGGCGACTGATTCTCCTGCTGCTGGACTTGTAGCGAAGCAGATCAATTATGACCCCAGCAAAACCCAGGATAAAGCATGGAGTGCATCCGTCCAATGCTTAGGGCAGGGAACCCCTCTAGAATGGGGCGTTCTCTTGTCCAATGGACAGATTACTCAATCCAGTGCTGGATCAGAAGCCACTAAGGATGATGGAGCCAGCACTAGCAATGGACTCGCTGCCTATATACAGATGGTCGATATCAATTCTGGTAGTCCAACGGTAAAAATTGAGGATTCCACCAATGGATCGTCGTGGTCTGATCTTGTTTCGTTTTCCGCTATTGCTGATGGAGCAGAACCGAAGGCCGAAAGGGTAACAGTATCAGGAACGGTAAACAGATATTTGAGGATCACATCCACAGGAACCTTCAACAACGCCAAGTTTGTTGTTATGTATCGAAGAGGCGAATCGGTCGATGATACAGCATATTAGTAAGGTATTTCAGGCAACGTGGCCCAAATCGAGTCACTGGAGATCGGCAACCTGCCAAGAGGTTGACTGCCCTCACTATCTGCTTGGGTGGGTGACGAAAGTTGTTATAGGAAGCGACAACGATCTCTATATCAGGGCAGATCGAAAGCGTAGATACAAAATGGTAAAGGAGGGTGATTTACATAATTACATCTTCGAGGCAGGTCAACAGTGCTTTCGTTCCGAGGCTGGAGCGCACTATATAAGGTTAGAACGTGGGCCATGGCTCACGGTCAATGCTCTTGATAGGCAACCATCCAGATTGGAACGAGATGCTATGGAATCGGAACGATGGATCGACGAGTTCAACGAACAATCTTATAAGAGAAACGGGAGGTAATCATGGCAAAGGAAGCCCCAACAATGACCGTGGCCGTTGACGATTCAGGTGGTACTGCAAGAGCGTTAGAGAATGACCTAACTGCTGTAGATTGGGCTATTCCTAGAGGAGTACAGGAC